AGATCCGGAGGAGATCCGGGTCGAAATCTGCAAAACCGTCCGGAAAGACGGAGGAGAAGCCGAAGCGGGAGCGCATCGCGGCGTTCCTGGACAAAAAACCGACAAACGACGCAGGCGTGATGGAAAAGAGCGCCGCAGCGGGTGCCAGGGAACCGGAGAAAACAAAACGACGGCCGAAGAAGGCGGCCGGCACGGGGACCACACACACATCCGGGGCAAAGAGCACCAAACGGGCGAAGGCTAAGAAGCCGAATGAGAAAATCACGCCTGCGTCAATATATGCGAGGATGCTGAAGTTCGGGAAAGTGTACCAGATCGAAGGGGAGCAGGACTTCCTGGAGGCGGCGAGGATCTTCGCGGACGAGGCCGGACTGATCGACCAGATGCGGGACCAGATCGCGGAGGAAGGTCTGACGGTCATGAAAACGTACAAAACCGGCGACGTTCCGGTGGCGCATCCGCTGCTGAGCGAGCTGCCGCGCCACGTGGAGAGCGCGAACAAGTGCCTGGCGACGATCGGGAGCATGATCAGCGAACGGGGAGCGAAGAAGCAGAGAGCAGCCAGGGACCTGGACGCCTTCAGGCTGAACGGGTGATCCGCATGGGGTGAACAAAAGAATCCGGTCCGTGGCAGATATGACGGCAGAGAGCGCCATCCTGCAGTATTGGAACGAGATCATCACCGGCGGGATCAACGTCTGTAAGTGGATCAGGATGCTCTGCGAGGTCATCCTGCAGGGGCTGACGGAGCACAGGTGGTTCTGGAGCCAGAAACTGGCGGACAATGCGGTGAACTTCATCGAACGGTTCTGCCACCACTACAAGGGGAAACTGGCACCGCAGCGGATCAAGCTGAGCCTGTGGGAACGGTTCGTGATCAGCCTGATCTTCGGAATCGTGGACAGCGGGGCGCGGAGGCAGTTCGTTGAGGTCCTGCTGGTCATCGGCCGGAAGATGGGGAAAACGCTTCTTGTGGCAGCGATCGCAACATACATGACATACGCTGCCGGGGAATACGGCAGCGAGATCTATTTCCTGGCCCCGAAGATGGAGCAGGCGGATCTGTGCTATTCAGCGCTGGAATACAACGTACACGCGGAGCCGGAACTGGACGCCATCACAAGGTCGACGAAGTACCGGGGACTGATGGTCCAGGAAACAAACACGATGGCGCGGAAACTGGCGTTCTCATCCAAGAAGAGCGACGGTTATTCACCGATGTTTTACGCGGCGGATGAGGGCGCTTCATGGCCGGGCGTGGCAGGAATCCGCCAATGGGAAGTCATGGTATCCGGTACCGGTGCACGTGAGGAGCCGCTGGGGATGCTGTTCAGTTCAGGAGGATATGAGAACGACGGCATCTATGACGAGATGTTCAAGCGCGGAACAGGATTCCTGATGGGACACAGCAGGGAGCAACATCTCCTGCCGATCATCTACATGATCGACGATCCGGACAAATGGGACAACCTGGAGGAACTGGAGAAGAGCCTGCCGGGGATGGGCGAGAGCGTCAGCAGGGAGTTTATCAGCAGGGAGATCGACATCGCGCACGAATCGATCCCGAAAGAGATCGAGTTCAAGACAAAATACTGCAACCTGAAGCAGACAATGTCGACGGCGTGGATCCGGGCGGAGGACATCAACAAGATGTTCGGATGGCGCAAACCGATGGAGGAGCTGCGCGAGAAATACGTGGTCGGGGGAATCGACCTTTCCCAGGTAATCGACCTGACGGCGGCAGGATTCATCTGTGAGATCGACGGAATGCTGTGGACAAAAGCGCACTTCTGGATTCCGAAGAACCGGCTGGAGGAGGCCACAAAGCGGGACGGGGTTCCGTACGAAATTTATATCCGGAAGGGCTTCCTCAGTCTGAGCGGAGAAGAGCACGTAGACTATACGGACGTGCTGAAGTGGTTCATGGATCTGGTGAAAACGTACAAGATCTACCCGCTGATGGTCGGTTACGACAGATGGTCGGCGATGGAACTGATCCAGGCGATGACGGCGAAACACTTCAAGTGCGACAGCGTGACGCAGGGGTTTAACCTTTCAAACGTGGCGGATACTTTCGAGAGCCTGCTGCGGGAAGGAAAGGTCCGTGACATGGATGACAACGACCTGCTGAAGATCCACCTGGCGGACAGCGCCATGAAGATGGAGAGCGGAGAGGACAAGACGCATCCGCGGAAAATGCTGGTGAAGATAAGCAACAAGGCTCACGTTGACGGAACGGCCATGCTGCTGGACTGCATGGCGATGAGGGTGTTCAAGTGGGATAAGCTGGGAAGCCGGCTGCTGAACAAACAACGAGTGAAGACCGCGGAGGCGGAGAGGTGATTGACGGATGGGAATGTTTGAGAGGATCTTCGGGAAGCGTGAACAGCCGCAGGCGCTGAAAAACGCGCAGATCTTCCGGATGCTGGAGGGATACAGCCCGGCGTGGACGACCTTCAAGGGGTGCGTGTACGAGAGCGAGCTGATCCGGGCCAGCCTGGACGCATGGGGACGGCACGCGGCGAAGCTGAAGCCGAACATGAAGGGAAGCGCGGAGGCGGAACTGCAGAACCGGCTGAGAGTGAAGGCGAACCCGTTCCAGGAATGGAGCAAGTTCCTGTACCAGACGGCGACGGTGCTGGGGGCGCGGACGAACAGCTTCCTGGTGAAGACGCGGGACGAATACGGAAGGCCGACGGGCGTGATCAACATCCTGCCGGAGCGGTGGGAAATGGTCGAATACCAGGGAGAACCGTACGTCCGGTTCATCCTCTCACAGAACAAGCGCAGGGCGGAGCGCCTGGCGGAGGTCGGCATCCTGACGCGGTTCCAGTACAAGAGCGAGCTGTTCGGCGAAGGGAACGAGGCGCTGCGGCCGGTGCTCGACCTGATCACGATCCAGCGGCAGGGCATCACGGAAGGGATCAAAAACGGAAACAGCTACCGCTTCTATGCTAAGAGCGACAACTGGGCCAGCGACGAAGACCTGGGCGGCGAGATGGAGCGGTTCAATAAATTCACCTTCGGCAACAAGAAGACGGCCGGAGGTGTTTTGCTGTTCCCGAATACCTACGACGACATCCACGAGATGAAGCCGGGCGGGTACACGGTCGACAAAGAGCAGCAGGAGCACATCAAGGCGAACGTGTTCGACTACTTCTGCGTGAACGAGGAGATCCTGCAGAACAAGGCGTTCGGCGATGCCTGGCTGGCGTTCTACGAAGGCTTCGTGGAATGGTTCGCGATCCAGCTGGGCGAGGTCATCAGCGGGATGTTCTTCACGGACCGGGAGCGGGCGGCTTACGCGAACCAGATCTTCTTCACGAGCAACCGCCTGCAGTACATGAGCAACGCGGACAAGCTGAACGCGGTGACGCAGCTGGGGGACAGGGGACTGGCGACCCGGAACGAACTGCGGGAGATCCTGAACCTGGAGCCGCTGCCGGAGAACATCGGAAACCAGATCCCGGCGCGGGGAGAATACTACGACGTGACAAACCCGCCGGCAAAGAAGACGGGGGACGAACCGCCGAAGGCGGAGGAAGACAAGGGGGAGAAAAATGCCGATGAAGAGTGACCGGGAATACCGGAACATCCAGGTCGAGAACCTGGAGACGAGGAGCGCGGAGGACGGCTCGATGGTCGTGGAGGGTTACGCCGCGACTTTTAATATGCCGTACCGGCTGACCTCGAAGGAGAAGATCACGGTGAACGAGCAGATCGACCGGAACGCGCTGGCGGAGACGGACATGAGCGACGTGATCATGCAGTACAACCATGAAGGGCGGGTATTCGCCCGGATCAGCAACGGAACGCTGCAGCTGAGCCAGGATGAACACGGCCTCCGTATCCGGGCGGACCTGGGCGGAACCGAGATCGGGCGCCAGCTGTTCGAGGAAATCCGCGGAGGATACACCAACAAGATGAGCTTCGGGTTCACGGTGCCGGAAGGCGGGGATGTGAGGACCCGGAGCAAGGGAGCGGATGGCAACATCACCATCCTGCGGACGATCACGAGGATCGGAAAACTTTACGATGTTTCTGCCGTGTCACTGCCGGCCAATGACGCGACTGAAATTAGCAGCCGTACCATCAGCGACGGATTGATCGCGGAGGCCCAGGAGGAGATCCGGGCGGAGGAAGAACGGCAGCGCAAGATCGGAGAAATCCGGAAGATGCTGAAAGGAGAAGCAGACCATGACGATTGAGG